CTATCAAAGCTCCGTCCCAAAGGAGCAGAAAACGGAAAAGGTCTTACAGCTTCTGGCCCAGTATCCTTCGGAAAAATCTACTCATCACTTAATGAAACACTCAGAAGAGGGGGTATCTATAAAAACGGTGCTGTTGTTTTGCATCTTGATCTTAACCATGCCGATATCCTTGATTTTATTACAACTCCTAGATCCGAACTACCCTGGGTCAAGCGGTGCGTCGACATTGATCCGGGATGGTGGCAAAGCTGTGATACTCAAGTAAAAGATGCCTTATTATATGGCATTAAGTCAGGTGACATCTGGCTTAACAAAGTTAAATACCAAAATGAAAAAAGAATCTATGGCAACGTCTGCCTTGAAGTTTACCTGCCCTCACGCGGAACGTGCTTGTTACAACATGTCAATCTCGCAGCCTGTGACCTTGGCACCATCGAGCAGGCTTTCGATAATGGTATGTCCGAATTGTGCGAGCTCCATAGTAGGACAGGTGTTGGATCAACTGGAGAATACTTGCCAGCTGATATCGACCGCCAAGTTGGCCTCGGTGTCCTCGGACTCGCCAACTTGTTACACAGATACCGAATTAAGTATGACGAATTCGGAAGAGAATTAGAGAATGTAAACAAAGGTGAATATGGTACAGGTATTGGATATGAATTAGCATTTAACCTTATGCTAGGTATCCAAAGAGCTGCTGATATCGCCGAAGAAAATAATATGGTAAGAGCTTTTGCTATCGCTCCTACTGCTTCTTGTTCTTATAGAAGTAAAGATACAGATGGTTATACAGCCACACCTGAGATAGCACCTCCGATTAGTCGGAAGGTAGATAGAGATTCTGGCACTTTTGGTGTAGAATCCTTTGATTACGGCGATGTTGAGATCGCTAGTGAAGTTGGTTGGGATGCTTACAAGAAAGTAGCAGATCAACTGATGATTATGTATAATAATACGGGACTTCTTCACGGATACTCCTTTAATTCATGGTCCGATGTTGTGACTTATGATAGGGAATTTGTTGAAGAGTGGTTGCTATCTCCGCAGACCTCCCTTTACTATAGCCTTCAAGTAATGGGGAACGTACAAGATAAAACAGATGCATATGCAGCATTAGATCAAGCAGACGTTGATGATTACTTGCAGGACATCCTCGGAAACGAGCCGATAACCTGTGACTGTCAAGAATGATGAGAAAACATCCGTATGAAATTTTATTGGACCGTAAACGTAAATGGTCCCCAGTGAAACCCACCGTTGGAGTGATAAGAGATGAAGCAAGAGACACTATTGGCCGTGCGCTTTCAGCACGTCATCTGGAGTTACCAGTGGGTGCCTTTATTACGGAAGGTCTTGAAAAAGATGTTCCCGATAATGCTAGAAAACTACTAAAAGATAATGTTAAAGACGAAGAAAGGCATGATCTTGCATTGGGATATTATGCAGATGCCTTTGGCACAAATGAGAAAACAGAAAAAGAGGGGAAGTTATTAAGAGATGCCTGGATCAATCACCCTGACCACACTATTGTCAAAGCTTTGGTCGCAGAGCGGGCCCTCTTCTTTGTTCTACTCCCTTTCTTTCGGTTTAATGGGTGCGCTGCTCTTCGCACTATATCTGCCGATATCTCCAGGGACGAGCAGATCCATGTTGGAACGAATAGTCTTGTATGTCGCGAGTTGGGTTTACGTCCTTCTCCTTCTCTGGATAAACTTAGGAAAGCCACCATTAACTGGATTGTTGAACCTCTAGGTATAAATACTACCGATAAATATTTGGACAAAAATTTTTGGCTGGATGCCAGTGATCGCTTAATGTATGAAGGGAAAGCCCCAGAGTTTTCCGAGACACAGCGAGCCCGCATGCCAGCATTTTTCGAACATAGCAATGTCAATCTCCCTCAGTACGCTTAAGCTCCATAATGAGCGGGTGGATGAGCTTCTTAAAAGAGTCGAGGACAATTTTAAGTGGAGACCCGTCCACCCAAAAGAACCAATTGAATCAATCATGTATCGCGCTGGGCAAGCCAGCGTAATAGACTATATTAAAAACATTATGGAGGAAGAAATCTAATGTGTCTTGGAGGATTATTTGGTGGCCAAAAAGCACCCTCACCACCACCACGGATGGACCCAGCACCACCACCAAAACCTACACCACCACCATCAGTACTACCTGAACCTGAGAAGTTAGAAGATGATGATGGTACCGCCAGTAAAATAAAGGCGAAAAGAAAAGCACTTGAAATAGCAACAGCAACATCAGGTGTGAAACAGTTTGGAGCAATTAATCCTGCTACTACACCAACGTCACCAGCAGGTGGAATCACACCTCCTAGTTAGATATGAAAGCACGTGACAGGTACACACAACTAACCCACGGTAGAACACAGTTCCTTGATACCGCAGTTGAGTGTTCTAGATTAACGCTGCCTTATCTCATACAAGAAGATTTAAGTTCACGTCCTACACATCAGAAACTACATACTCCATGGCAAAGTGTGGGGTCTAAGTCAGTAGTAAACTTAGCAGCTAAATTAATGCTAGCCTTACTACCACCACAGACCTCCTTCTTTAAGCTACAAGTAAGAGATGATAAGTTAGGTGTGGAGTTTCCTAAGGAAATTAAAAGTGAATTAGATCTATCCTTCTCCAAAATGGAAAGGATGGTTATGGATTATATCAATGCTTCTAGTGATAGAGTTGTCGTTCACCAGGCACTTAAACATTTAATTGTATCTGGAAACGCACTGATATTTATGGGCAAAGATGGTCTCAAGAATTTCCCACTTAATCGTTACGTAGTTAATCGTGATGGTAACGGAAACATATGTGAGATCGTAACAAAGGAACTAATAAGTCGAAGAATTTTAGGTCAAGATCTGCCTGAAGCTCTCATGCCTACGAAGCCTAACTCACCTGGCGACGATGGGTACAAGACAGGATCTGATGATCATGACGTTGAGGTATATACCTACGTCCGACTCGATGATAATGGAAGATGGAGATGGCATCAGGAAGCTTTTGATAAAATCATTCCTGGTACGCAAAGCAGTGCTCCAAAGAAGACTTCTCCCTGGTTAGTATTAAGATTTAATACTGTAGACGGAGAAGATTATGGTAGAGGTAGGGTCGAGGAGTTCCTTGGGGATATAAGATCTCTAGAAGGACTCTCTCAGGCCCTCGTAGAAGGCTCTGCAGCAGCGTCGAAAGTTGTTTTCCTTGTATCACCATCATCCACAACAAAACCAAAGACTATAGCCGATGCTGGTAACGGTGCAATCGTTCAGGGTAGACCTGATGATGTAGGTGTTATCCAGGTTGGTAAGACAGCTGACTTTAGAACAGCAGCTGAACAGATGCAAACTTTAGAACGTAGAATCAATGAAGCGTTCTTAGTATTGCAGGTTAGACAAAGTGAGAGAACAACTGCAGAAGAGGTACGCCTCACGCAGATGGAATTGGAACAACAGCTGGGAGGTTTATTCTCCTTGTTGACTATTGAATTCCTAGTACCCTATCTTGATAGAACATTACATATACTCCAGCGTAACAAAGAGATCCCTAAGATCCCTAAAGATGTGGTACGTCCACAGATTGTTGCTGGTGTCAATGCTATTGGTAGAGGACAGGATCAACAGAGTCTTGTTGCATTCGCACAAACTCTCGCACAAACAATGGGCCCAGAGATCATGGCTAAGTTCCTTGATCCGGGTGAGTATGTGAAACGATTAGCTGCAGCTCAAGGTATCGATGTACTGAATCTTGTTAAGACTCCTGAGACAATGGCTCAAGAGAAGCAAGAACAGATGCAACAGATGCAACAGCAGGAGATGCTGAAGCAAGCTGGTCAGTTTGCAAATTCACCTATGGCAGACCCAAGTAAGAACCCAGCAATGGGTAGATCATTAAACGACGGATACGATCAACTAAATGGACAAGACCAAGGCGAGTCGCCCACAGAGGGTGAAGAAGAAGCCCCTCCCGAAGGTTAGTAAACCAGAAACAATCAAACCAAAAATAGATATTGCTGAGCCAACACAATTAGTGGGTGAACCTACAATAGGTAAGGATCCTCACTTTGTTGAAACAGTTGGCTTAGGTAATCTAAAAGTAGTAACTGCTCAAGGATTTAAAGATGACGGAAAAACTGACGTATGACCCCACCCCTGCAGACGCTCCTGAATTTACTGAAGACGAGCAGGACTCTATAAAGGTAGCGGAAAGACTTGGCCAAGAAGAGAACGATCTCATTCTTGGCAAGTTTAAAGATGCTGAGGAATTAGCAAAAGCTTATTCTGAATTAGAAAAGAAACTTGGTGAACAAACTCCTAAACAA